TTCGCCTCGATAACCTTTAATTGATACCCTGCCGAGTTAACGTCAATCGGATCAGGATAAATGTTTTTCTTCTCATTCCTTGCGTCTATTGCGTTCAGTTTCTTTTCAAGTTTGCCCATCTCTTCAATTATGGTTAACTCTTGATGAAGCCGGATACGTTTAGAATAGAATGTTGTTTGATACTTGTTTTTGTGTCTGCCCATTTGTTTTTTTATTTGTTTATTTTCTGTTAATTCTACGTGCTTTTCTTGCTCTTTTAGATGCCGAACGTGCCTTTGATTGTTTGTTGTTAAGTTGAGTCTTTACTCTTTCGCTATATTGTGGTTCGCTATTTGAATATTGACCATCTAATCCCATTGACCCTAACGCCATTGCCATTAACATCATTTTGCCTTTCATTCCTCCAATCATTTTGTTTCTTTTTAGTTTTACAAATGTAGTTATTTTAATTGATATTTGATGTTATTTAATAACTTTTATTTTAAAGTATTCCCATTAATTTTTTATTGTTTTCAATATGGGATATATATTCATCATACATTTCATTCATCTTTTTTCTACACTTTTCAATTTTAACTTTTAGTTTTTCTATTATCTCAGGATCATATTCAACCTCCCACATTTTAAAACGTGTTTCAAGTGGCATATGATCGTAGTTATGTAATGCCCTCAATTCAATACAAGCATCTAAATAATCAGGACTTTCCATTGTCAAAAAGCCGCCTTTGTAAAATAGCTTTCTTTCTTCGTCTACTATCATATGTTCGGGGGTGTTGTTAAGCGAATAAAAAAGCCTGGACTTAGTTTTATTCCATAGCCACATATAGCCATGTAACTGTAAAAAATAATCTGTTGATAATGATGCTTTGCCGAACGTTAATAGGTCGTAGGCAGCTTTATTGTCGTATATCCATTCAAGTATATCAACATCACATTCACCGCTTATAAAGTCGTTTTTTTTGCGTTCTTTGTTTTTGCGGATTAACTTGTTTTTGTGTAACGTGTTTTGAAGCATTGTTATGCCGTCTTCCTCTGTGAATTTACCCTTTTCAAAGTACTTGGTAGTCACTTCTTTTTTAACGTCATATATGGCTTCTATAAACAGTTCTCTAAGGTAAGTTAAGTTACCCTGTGTTATATCTCCAGCTTTGCTCCAAATCTTGCCTAAAGATGAGCACCGGAACAAATAATTATCAAACCTTCCCATATTGCGTTCTTTTTGCTTCCAATAAATCTTGATGTTCGTCTGATAGTTCAACTCCAAATAGTTCTGTTTCGGCTTCCATTAGCATATCAGCGTTTTTTATTGAGTTAATAAACCCTGTTATCCTTTGCCCTTCTTTAGTTGCGTTATTTTCGCTTAAATCAATCACTTCGATATTGTCCGCATATTCAACATTCATTGTATCGCTGTCTTTGATAATTGATTGGTCGGCAATATTAGCCTTTTGCATTTCAATAGACAAAGGAGCGTATTTAGATAATAGCAATTTAATAACCGTTTTTAGTGCCATGCTGTCAAAATCGTCTTTCCATAATCCAAAACCCTTTTTAAATGTCTGACTGTATTTTGTGCCGTGCTTCGTCACTTCAGCAACGGTGGCGAACATAGTTTTTTCAAATCCGTTAAGCAAACTGAAATATGCAGCGTATCCGATAATTTTGTCAGATGTCTTTTTTGTAAAATCAAATACAAAGCCGGTAAGCGGATTTTCTTCCACTAACTGCCCTTCATATATCGGAGTGCCGGAAATAGTCTTAAATAAGCCTGTTCTTTGCGCTAACTGGATATATCCCTTATATCCCATTTGGAACTGAGCCACATTTTTATAGCTACCGTCTTTTTGCTTTTGTTTGTAAGGTACAATATAAGCAAATCCAAGATTGTTATTAAGTGGCAAATCCAATGTAGCAGCAACGACCGCACTATGATAAATTGAATTTTTGTCGGCATTCTTTAATAGCTCATTGGATGCAACTATCTGTAAAACGGATGTTATAAATGAAGTTGCCCTTTTGCCTATCAGTTCGGCAAATTTTTGTTTAACCATGTCCTGTTCAAGGAATGCCTTTATTGTAGGTGGTCGGCTTTCTGTTTTTTGAATTTCTGTACTCATGTTTGTTAGTTTGTTTTATAGTTTGTTTGTGTTAAAAATGTGGGCGAAAATTGGCAAAGTCGTCTAAAATGTCTTTTTTGGGATTGATTACAAGTTCTTCACCCGTATACCTTCCATGTGGTGACATTATTTCACCGCTTTCAAATTTGGGTTGCTTTTCAGCTTGGTTAGCGTCTAAAATATCCTGTATCTCATCCATGTAAGTTTCTACTTTTTGCCAATTAATAATATCTTCACGCTGATGCAACTCTTCTAAGCACTTTACAGCCATGATACGTAACTCATATTGAAATAATAGTATTGACCCCGCCACCGCCTCAGCAACGTCAATAGATGCCTTTATTGTGGTTAAAAGGATTCTGTACGGTTTAATTAATTTTCCCATTTGTTTAGATTTTTACTGGTTAAATATTGTTACAAAGTTAAACTATTTTATAATACCCTGTATTATTTTTGATAACTTTTTTATTTGAAAGTTTGATTTATTTTTATTGATTTGTTTAGGTATGGAGATAGAAAGTTTATTACCGTCATTCTTACACTAAAAGCAATTTACCTTTTTATTAAATATTATAATCTAATTAAAGTAAAAACTAATTTTTGCACATTTAAGTACAAAATAAGAATGAAAGTTTGTCGCAGAGAAGCCTTTACTACAGCCAGTTCGCATTTGCCTCCGTCACGGTATCCCCGTATATGTGATAATCTTACCTTCACATAGTTTTAGCTCAGTGTACAAATGTTCAGTTATGACGTACTTGGTTGTAACTTTCAATACAGAGCCAAGATTAATATTTTTTTGTACAAGGACGAACCTAACTTAAAAAACCTGAACACTTACCATTGCTTGTTATGATAAAAGCGATCATTTTGAGTAAGTGATTAATAAACACTTAGATCACATTTTGGCATTAAAAAAGCCTTTAATGTAGACCCATTCCGAGTAAATCTACATAAAGGCTAGTTAAATGAAATTATAGAAACTTACTTCTACAATTATTTATCTTATGTTAAGTACTCGGAATACTTAAGTGCAAAGATAAATAATTATTTTGTATTTTAGTTAATGAAAATGTGTTTTCTTTTCGGAAAATATTCAAAATTCAATTTTTTAGTATCAATTATTCCATGATCGAGAATAACATTACATTCAAAAGTGTCGTACTTAACCGGCATTGATTTGTATTTAAGTTCATCGTTTTCGCCAAAGTACTCAATGGTGAAAGTTCCAACCACATTTATAACGGGAGTAACAATAATTTCATGGTCATTGACTTTAATTGTTACCAAGTAGTGCAAAGCACCTTCAAAGAATGAAATTGTTATTAAATCATCGGTTATGCCCATAGTTGTACGATTTCCTTGTTCATCGTACTCAAAGCAAGTGAAGTTGGATGTTTTGAAGTTCCACAAAATCCGCTCAATAATCCGAGGCTGATTTGCAATATTTATATTACCTTCGTTCATAAGTTTGTTTTTTTTGTTTAAGATTAGATTTGTTTGAGCCGTTTGCTTTTGTGAGCGGCTTTTTTATGCTATCAGGAAGCGAATAAACATCCATGCACATAAGGCAAATGTTACATACATTATAATAGCACCGAATTGGTCAGAAATTTTGTTAAATTTGTTTAAATCGTTTTGCATTTTACTTAATTTTAATGATTAGTCTGTCAGAATTTGACTCTGGATGAAAGTCGTACTCACCCTGTTTTATATCGCTGTTTACAAGTCCAAACGAATGCCAGTTCTTAACCCGATTACCTGTCAGGCTTTTGCCCTCGTAAAGTTCGGGCACTCTGTGAATAACTATGTACTTTTCGCTTATCACTATTTTGTAACGCTCATTTGGTTGGAAGAAATTTGAATTTGACCGTATTATTCTGTCCACGTTTCTTTTTCCCTTGAGGATGCGGATTGTATCTGTAATGGGGAGCGAATTAACTGACATATCTTAGTTTTTAGTTAGTTTTAAAAATAGGGTGAACAAAAGCGCTCACCCGATTAAGTAAAAGTGTGTGTAGTGTATTTATTAAGGTCTCTAACTTACTTTTGCAAGGGTGTAGGTATAAGTAATTCTGTAGGTCAACTAATTTTGTACTATAATCTTCATGGGTGAAGTAATCCTTCCAAGTGTAATCCATTTTAGTGGTCTTTGTTTGTAGTTCTATTTCGCCATTTATCATAACAGGACACTCTTCGTCATTGTAGAAAGTCCCGATTTTGCCCAAGTCAGTTAAAAAGGCTGCAAACTTTAGAATGTCAATATTTGACTTATAGGATTTCTTTTTCCCAACGTACCCAAAAGATACTTCAATGTTTGGCATGTTGACTTCGTAATTGTCAATCTCGATAGTTTTGTTTTTCATGTTTAGATTTTTGTTTGTTTATAATGGTGGGGATTTGAAGTAGATAATTTACATGTAACCAAACATTCTTTTATTTCCTTCTTTCCAAAGTTGGTCACAATCTATTTCGCTTTCATCGCATACTACCCAATATTTAGGGTCTAATATTGTTTCGTCTGATACTTGAATGAATTTAACGTTAGTTGTTTCGTGGTCTCTTTTAAAATTGATTTGCTTAAATGTTGTCATGATATTAGATTTTTTTGTTTGATTAATTTCTTGATGTAAATATACAACATTGGACATATACGGTGTATCTTTTTTTGATAACTTTTATAAATTATTTTTATCCCTCATATTTATTACTGCTTCGACCCCAATATTTCATTAATCCATTTTGCTTTGCGTGTCCCATATTTTCTTGATGAGTACACCACTCTAAATTTGATACGTTGTTGTTTTGTTTGTCGCCGTCTATATGGTTGACCTCTGGTTTATTTTCTGGATTTGGTATGAAATGAATTGCAACTAGCCTATGAATCGTAAATATTATCTGTTTATTATTTAGAGATAAACCATATCTTACATATCCCTTATTTGTATAGCTCGGATTCATTATACCATAAAACTTAGGCTTATTAGACCTAAGTCTACCAAAGTTGCTGACCTCATAATGCCCCTCATAACCGACAATATCTTTCCAAATTTCGTTATCCATTTTTTCATTAAATAAAAAAAGCCTGGAAATAAATACCACAACCACGAGGTATCTATATCCAAGCTCTTAGCTTTTTGTTGTTGACTAAAGTGGTTGTATCAACTGACGTGTAAATATATAACTTTTATTTTCAAATAAATGAAAATAATTTTATTGCCAACATAAAAAAAGAGCCATAACTATTGCTACGGCTCATTTCTGAAAATTTGGAACGCATCAAAAAAACTTTTCAATCTGACTTATTCCCCTTATAATAAATAGTTTCTTTATGTTACTTGGTTAATATAATAGCTACCAAAGCGCAAATTATTACACTTCCGCCAACTGTTAAAAATGTCTTTTGCTGTTTGGCTTTACGTAAATCTCTTTCAAGTGTTTTGCTATCCTGTTTCTCT